AACAATAATCGCTAAACAATCGGCTTTATTCCTACCTGCCAAGCCTAAAAATACATCATTCTTAAATAAACTTACAGGAACTCGTATATGACTTGCGTATTTAGCCATGATTTACCTTGTATTTACATACTTTATCATGTTCAATCTGTAATTTAAGCATTTCGTAGTACCATTCCTCCTCTAAAATAGGGTTTAAATCGCTTTTAAAGGGGTATAGACGCTGAACTTTGAACTCTAGGCTATCCGAGCTAGGTATAGGCTTATAATACAGCAAAAAACAGGGTATATTTAAGCCTTTAGCTATATACTCTACAACATTGGTATATTTCTTATGATATTTACCAGTATCATAGACAGTTTCAATGACTGCTAGTGGCTGCCAGCAAGGTTTATTAATACAAATAGGAACTGAATCAATATCTATATAAGCAATGTCTTGGCATTTATTCCTGTGCCACTCGGAATAGAAATCTCCAAATCCACCTACAAAATAATTATACCTAGCCATTTGTAATCCTTTCTTTTGCTATATTAAAATATGTTTCATCCAATTCTATTCCAATAAAATTTCTTTTAGTATTTTTACAAGCAACTCCAGTTGTGCCAGTACCCATAAAAGGATCTAATATTAAATCATTTTCTTTTGAAAAATTTATAATAGCTTTTTCTGCAAGAGCTAATGGAAATGTTGCAGCATGAACTTTTGTTTTACTTCTTGCTCTTGGTATTCTCCAAATATCATCTAATTCACCCCTTTTAAAATTATATGTATTAAAACATCTTCCTGCTTTTGCATTAGATTCAAACATAATAATTAATTCTGTTGCTTTATTTAATACACCAATGTGCATAGAAGGCTGACCATGCCCCTTATCCCATACAATTATATCTTTAATATTTTTATTAAAATCTCCTATGATTTTAAATAGTGCTTCTTTACTTCCAGTTACAATTTGTATGTTATAAAAAATTATTTTTGATACCCTCAACATTTGATTAATAACTTCTTTATGAAAATTATAATAATTATCAATGCTTAAAGCATCATGAAAATTTTTATATTTTTTACTAAAATGTTCTCCTATTTCTCTTGTAGTATATTTACCATTTCTTACTCTTGTTCTCATATTATATGGAGGAGAAGTAACAATTAAATCAATACTATCATTTGCTAATTTTTGTATTGCAATTAAACAGTCATCATTAATTAATTTAACATCCATTTTCTGCCTCCATAATTGCTAATCCAATTTGTCTTGCTATCTGTGGTACAATAGAATTTCCAAGAGCTTTTATTCTGTTGGATCTATCTTTGTCCAGTTCATAGGATACCCCATTAGGAACTCCACAAAGTTCGGATTGAGTTTGCCACCAGGTTTGTTGTCTTTCAGAACTTGTCTTGGTAATGAACTCTTCTGATCTCTGCTCTCTTTCCAAGTTGTGTTGTATGCTGCATCCTTGTAGTCCCTCGCTACTGGAGTTGGATACATTTCTACTGCTATCTTGTTCATAACATCTGGAAGTGTAGCTCCATATCTCACTCCAGTTTTTTTTCTCGTTGATGTCCAACCTTGTTCGTTCATTTGAACTTGATTTGGATTCACTGGTGGAAAATGATCCCTTGCTCTCGGAGTTGGAAACATCTTCACTGCTACTGTTAATGGTGTTCCTCCTTGTTTGTATTTCTTCGTTCTTTCTGATGCTGAGTCTTGTGTTGGAGTTGGGTACATATTTACTATTGGTTTCCCATACATCACTTGTTCCGATAGACTTCCTGGAGGTACTGTCTTTCTGCCTATCTTGGACCGGTATTCTTTTCTCTTCTGCATCGCCTCCTCTGATCTCACTGACATATCTGTTGCTGTTGGAGTTAGCCACAATCCAGATTCGTTTTCGTTGATGCCACGCACCGATGCCTGAAGCTGGAATAATAATACATTGGCTTTTGAAACCTTCGTTTTCCAAGTCAGTAAGCACCTGTCTGAGTACCATGCCTTCGTTGATATTAACAATGCCTTCAACATTTTCTCCAATAACCCACCTTGGTTTTGTTTCTCTAATGACTCTAAGCATTTCATCCCAGAGATAACGATCATCTGCTGTTGATTTTCTTTTTCCTGCAACGCTGAATGGTTGGCAAGGAAATCCTCCTGTAATAACTTCGGCTGCATACTTTTCTCCTTTGACATTTCTTATATCCTCCTCAATGTTAATATTGGACCAATGTTTCTTTAAAACCTTTTGACAAAATTTATCTTTCTCTACAAAGCCAATCGTTTCAAAAAACCCAGTTGATTCTAAACCTAAACTAAAACCACCTATACCAGAAAATAAATCAAGCGTTCTTAGTTTCATTCTTAGCTCTTTCTTGCATCAATTGAATATTAAGAACTTGTATCTCTTCGTTTAATCTATCTATTTCTTTTTTAAGAACTAAGATTTTTTCGTCATACATTTCTATGACATCTTCTACTTCCAATTGTTTATCTAACATTTAGTTCTCCAATTTTTTAATAGATAAAATTACGCCACGAGGAATAACCACAGCATCTCCAACATCTAATGTTGAGTCTGAATTAAAACTATATGTGGCAAATGTTTTTACCCAATCTTTATTCTCTTCATAAAGATAACCAATCGTTGTGCATGTAGCAGGAATTAAATCTTTTAGATCCTCTTCTGTATTCCATGCGTTGTCGCAACTGTTTATATCCAGCCAACTTATAATAACTTTATCAAAGTTTATGGGTTTCATACCACTCCTCATAAAAGCTATTAGGTTGAACGCCTGTCTTTTCTGTTATTACTTTCATAAATCTAGGATGGGGTATTCTCTCTGACTTTAAATACCTAATCACAGATACGATAGGATTCTTTCCAGTTAATCCTATTAACTTTGCAAGATCTTTGTTGCTAAGTTTATGCTTTTCCTTGTACTCGTTAAGTGTCATTTCTTTTTCCTTTTGTTTCCAAAAGCATCAAACATTCTATGATACTTTTTAAGTAGTCGTTTTATTTGTTGATTGTATTTCATTTATATCCTTTCGTTATAATATGAATAACCATAAAAGTTATTAACAGTCAATGGTTATTTAATATTGACTAAGATTGTTAATATATGTATTGGTTATTAAACAATGAAAGGTTTATATGGTTATTGATTTAACAAAGAATAATTCTACTGCGTCTATAAAAAATATAGATGAGGATATTGCTTTGCAATATTACAAAAAATTAAATTTAGATCACAGTTCTCCATCTCAGGAAGCATTAACAGATAGCGATTGGCTAGTAAGATATTGCCACTTCACACAAGAGGATCGTAGATTAATGAATGTTAATTATCGTATGACTGCTGGTGTATCTATTGGTAGAGCTTCGCAAAGATTTGTTTCTAAATATATGTATGATGCTGAGAAAAAAATATTAAATGAAAAGAAATCTCTGGACCAGATTATAGAAGAAGAAATAAAAGAGTATGATAAATACCAGGCACACAACGAAGAAGATAAAATACAACACGAAGATACTAAAAACTATTTAGTGGATATGATTAAGATAACAGTGAAAGCTGTTAATGACATTGGTTTAGGAGAAGAGTCTGCCAGTGAAAGATATTGCTCACATAAATTTAAAGAATTAGTTTTACCAAAGATAGGTAGAATAGATTACGAAGATTCTAAAAATAAATTTATTGAGTTGAAGACCAAGCACAGATCTAAAAGAAAGTCAGATACTAAAGCTGGATTCAGTTGGGTTAAAGGATATTTACCTAAGACACCAGACATCAACCATTTAAAACAATGTGCTTTCTATTGGCATAGTACAAAGAAAACTCCTCATCTATTGTACGTTAATCAAGATAGCTACAATGTATTTACTCCTGATAACTGCGAATTGTTATCACCTGAGTATATGGAATTTTTAATTCAACAGGATTTAATTAAAGCAAAGATAAGACAGAACTTAGTTTATATTTGTAAAGGCAATCCTTTTGAGATGGCTAAGCTAATTGCACCACCAGATTTTTCTGGTTTCATGTGGAAAGATATTCAAGAAGAATATGTTCGTAAAGCAGCTAGTCTATGGGATAATATATAATGGATACATATAATAATTTACTTAAACAACATGAAAAGATTAGACAACAATTTAGACATGATG